TTTGTCATAACCTCACCTCCGTTGATGACGGATGGCGCTGTGCGTAAAAGGGGGAAAGAGGCCCAGACCCTGCGGGCTGATTTATCAACAAAGCACGTCAGGGATGATTCCCGAGGGTCTGGGCATGCTCAATAAAAAACCCGCTCAAGGCGGGAAGAAATACCAAGGGTAAAAGCGACGGCGGTAGCCGTAATAGTCCCAAGGTAGAGGGATTGGATGTGGTGGCCGGTGTCGAACTCCGGCGTGACGGGATTTTCAGTTCAAGGCTTGCAGCGACCGCCTTATACACTACCTCGCCATCGGTTGCTTACTTGCGCATCGACCTACGCATTCACCACAACGGAAAGCCAAATCGCCAGGTTTATTAGTCCCGCTTAACCTGGATGCGGGTGTAATTATTTCGATTTGGCTTACCTGTTATGGGCTCCGTTTCGTGGAGCAACGGCCAGGTGATCAATCTGGCACCTATCAGGACTTATTTAAGCGTTAGTGCTCATGCCCGTGTCTGGCGCACCATTCAGGATTCGAACCTGAAACCGATAGCTTAGAAGGCTATTGCTCTCTCCGGTTGAGCTAATGGCGCTGAATTGGTGCTCGCATCAGGGATCGAACCTGAAATCATCCGATTATGAGTCGGGTGCTTTAACCTTGTTAAGCTATGCGAACAATCTGGTTCAGGGCTCTTGCGCGGCGGGTGTCGACGTGTCGTGCAGCACGTCTCTACCCAAGAGCCCTGACCGGATCGCAGGCATAAAAAAGCCCCGGCGGGATGCCGAGGCTAATTTTACAAACTGGTATGTGACTATCATCTTCATGCCGCCACTTAAAGTTAAGGCAGCATATCAAAGTAGACTCAAATATGACGCATTTAATCCAGTTTTGCAAGACATGAGTCTAAATTTGTCGCCTTTTGTTGTGAACGTGATCGCGTTACCTGCAACAGAGCATTGCTATCAAGGCGCCGCAAGGTTGTTTTCATCTCCTCCCACCGCTCCGTAAACGTTTCTGACCAGTTCTTCGGGGTTACTCCGACCAGAGCGGCAAGCTTTTGGTATTCATACGTCTCCCGCCCTGCCAGCTCGGCTTTGACATCCTGCGCGGCCAGCCAGATAAGTTGACGCAGGCGATCGACTGTTTTCTTTGCAATGCGCACGCCGGCCAGCTTTTCGTTGAATTGCCCCCATGCCCACCGGGTGATCGTCTCCTGGTGCTCCCAGCGGATATTGTCGCTGTAGTTCCACAGCAACCAGGCTTTCTGATGCTCTTCCAGCGACAGCAGAGCCCGTCGCCAGCTTGCCGTCGAATACTCAACGGGAAGAACGAGAGCGATTGATGAACCCTTAGCGCGGGACTGGCTGCCGCTCATCGGCGGCCCGTCCGGGTTAACCATTTTTTGCTTCACCTCGCTATATACCTTCTTCCTTCCCCGGCTGCGCGCTGTAGCGGTGAATTGTGCGTTCTCTGCAAAGGCAATCAACTGCCCTTTCGTCGCGCCGCTCAGATCGGCGGTGGCCACTATCAGCTGCTGGCGAACAAATTCCAAGTATTGAGCTGTCATGCTGTCTCTCCCAGGCGCTTATAGATACGGACGAAATTGCGTAATATTTTGTAGTCAACCAGTATGGTGCCGCGGCTACGCAAGAGGCGGAGCTTTTGCCAGCGTTCGCGGATGCGTTCGATAACGTCACGACTCATTTGGTCGTCCTCGCCATAGCCTTGGCCATCGCCTTATATGCCCTGAGCACATATGCGCTCTTTCCGTACAGGGTGATCTGGAAGGTAATGCCGCGAGACTCCCAGGTATTGACCGGGGACTCGTCCAGACCTACATCCGCAATGCGTCTGGCCATAGCTAGCTGCCAAAACGGGCCAGTCAGCCAGATGCGGGAATAAGCCCCTTCGTCGCTATAGGTGATCTTCATGCAGCCTCCCGTTGTTTTATGAGCGCACGGCGTAGCGCGCTGTAATGGCGCCTGATGCCTTCTAGTTCTTCGATGGTGTATCGGTGAGGGGTATTGTTGTTTTCGAGCGCCTCGACGCGCTCAGCGCCGATTTTCGCTACAAGAGCAATGCGGTACTGCTGCTGGTTCCCTGACATCTGCACGTTGCAGTGATGGCACTGCTTATGAATGTTGTCCTCGTTGTAGCGCAGGTGAGATGCTTTACCGCGGGAGCGGTAATGGCCTGCTTCCCACTGAACCGTGTCGAACGTGCCGCAGCTGATGCACGGCAGATCGTAGTCACGCTCGCGGATATAGTCGTTAACGACGCGCTGGGTCATGTCTTCCCAGTGTCGGAGAGGTTTCACCGCGGCTTTGCGTTGGCGCCAGGCTGCGCGCTCTTTCTTCTCTTTCGCCTGGGCCTGCTTTTCGCGCTTCTTCTCCAGTTCCTGCATGGCAAATTCAGCGCCATGCTCAGGGCAGCACCAACGATGGTTTTCGAATGCTGGGGTGAATTTGCCCCGGCAGATTTTGCACCGGCGCTGAGTACGTTTAAGCATGTGGACTCCTTGCTCTCAGGCGGAGCCACTTCTTATCAACCAGGCGAGCGGTGTAGTCTTTCAGGGTCGGGATATCTGAGGGCTTAATTTCGACCTTGCGCTTGCGGCACGCCGGCACGCGGAAGATACCGCGCTCCATTACTTTGGCTAGAAGACATTGCATACCCATCACCCCGCAAAGCTCAGCAGCTGACTGGCGGCGTTTTCAGCCTCAGCCGGCGAGTGGAATTTGCGACGCAGAATGTAGTTCCAGAGCACATTCAGCACTGATTTGTATACGCCGTTAAACTGGCTGTCGTCCATGCTGGCGAAGGAGATCGACTTTGCGACACGACGACGGCTACCGTCAGGCATCTGGTATTCGTCGTAAAAGCCAGCCTGAATGGTTGCCCACTCGCGGAAGGATTCGAAGTGTTTAAGCAGCGCCATATCTCGGGAACGGGAGATACCGACAGAGGAGAGATACATCTCGGAGGCGTTCTGGAGCGCAGCACGCTGATCGAGGTCGGATGAAAGGAAGTCGATAAACCCGGATATGAGGGTGCGCTCAGCGGGCTCAATGAGTCCACCGGAAGGCGTCCAGTAGTGATACCCGAGAGTAAGAAGCTTGAAGAACTTCTTGTGGAATGCGTAATTCCGGGGCTTGCGGAACTCACCGCAAAGCAGCTGCCCTACGGGGATAAGTTGCAGGTATTCGCTGGTTCCCGGCTCTGCGGGAATCAGTACGTTTTGATAACTCTTCTCAAATTGCAGTGTTTGCGCCATGTGTCCCCACTTGGCGCCGGGTAATCGTGTCAGTTGCTCAGGCTGACGAGGTAATTATCGCCCGTTACGGGGATAAAAGCAAAATGAGCATATACGATAAAACCCCTCAGGAGAGGGGTTTGATTTCAACTGGAGGCTTTGCGTTCTGCGGGGGATTTAGGCATCACTAACCTCCTGCGGGGCGGCTGGAGGCGCCATCCAGTGGGTTATCTCGTTTTCGATAGCATCGCCACAATGATAAAAAGTATGTGTTTTATGACTGTAGTGACCGCTTGTTACTTCTCCAATTTCAGCATCCCATAGGATTACCTGCGTGCGGTCTTCGGGCATCCGCTCGCTTACTGGAATCCATCCTTGGTTTTGCGCCGGGCAGCAATCGGATTGCGCCGGAGAGCTTCCAGCTTGGAGCATGGCGGAGCGGCAGGCGTTCCACATATCCGCACCAATGCATGCCGCATACTCGTCAGGATTTGACGTTGGCAGGATGCGCTTTATCGCTTCAATGGTCGGTTCCATTACATCCGGCACTACCGGCGCTGGCTGCGCGTGGCGATAGAGCGGCGCAATGTTTCGCTCCAGATCGGTAATAACGCTCCATATTGGGACTGACTCGACGCCTTGCTTCGCCATATCACGATAACTGTCTGCATACCCCAGCACAGGATTGCGTTCCGGCTCGCTGTCCGCCACTGGCTGCGCTGGCGGCATATCTGGACCTTTGCGAATAGCTTTTGCCAGCTCGATAGGGTCATCGTAAAGCCAGTCTCCGGTTTCAGGGTGATTGGCTTCTGCCAGTTGGGCGGCCCACTCCAGACCGTCTTTTTGTCCCTGCAGGTAGTCGAGTGGCAAATACTCAGGCTCGCTGTCCATTGCGGACAGCGCCATGCTGGCCAGCTCCATGATTTCATCAGAACTTAACCACTCTCTGATTTCTTCCTCGTCATATGCTTCGCTATCAATTGCTCTGATAATTCGCTGAATGCGCTCTCTGGTTATGGTTGATTTGGTCATACATCCTCCTCAACGACAGTAACGCCCAGCGATTCCAGCATGGTAAGAACCTGCTGTTTCGTGTATGCCGGATAACTGTGATCAGCATAAGTACAAGCTGGCGTAGGCAGTGTGATGGTTTTGGCTGCGGCCAGCGCCAAGCAGGCCAGCTCTTCCGCTTCTTCAGCTGGCAGCATTACGTTGCTTCCGGCGCCGTAGGCTTCACGCCATGATTTAATTTTTGCCAGGCGTTCTCTGGTTATGGTTGATTTGGTCATTGGGCTATTCCTCCACGCTTATATCTACGGAAACTTTCATCTTCCCTGCGGTGACCTCAAAGCCAGTAACATCCGCATTTAGCATGTATTCAGAGATAACCAGGGCGAGTAGCTTTAGTTTTGCGTCAGTGTTGTTGCCATTCAGTTCTTCCAGGAGCTCGACAACCGGCTCCATGTGTTCAGCCATTTTCATCACTCATCCTCCACCTTGATGCCGGCGGCGGCAGCTGTACGTGCATAAACGATCACGCCGTCCTCGGGACGCTTGCGCTGCAAAAAGATGCCAGGGCGCGGCCACAACGCAATAAAGCGGCATTCTCTGTTTTCAAGACGGTGAAATGCCTGCTCGCTCATCACACCGACTGGTCGAAGTTGCTCCTGTTCGCGCTCCAGCTCGGCGATGCGCGCCTGCAACTCCTCGCAGTGGTCTGTTATCCCACGGCATTGAGTTTTCCAGTAGGCTTCCATCCCCCGCGCCTTCTCCAGCGCCTCTACCAGCGTGCCAATAACCTTTGCAGCCTGCCCGCACTCATCGACGATAGAAACGTTGGTGCCGGTATCTCGGCCATCTACCTCAAACCGCAAATCAACGTCATCGGAGTCGATATCAGCAGGCTCAAACTGCGAGATATATTCCAGGGTAAATACAGACGCTTTCGCTTTACTGACTAGTAGCGCCAGTTCGGTGATATCAGTCATTGGCCTTTCCCTCGCTGCGGAACATCATGATTGTCAGGTCGCCTTTAGTGGCTAGGCGAACGGTAGAGCCAGGTTCCATGCTGTTGAGTTCAAATGCGTCATAAAACTCATTCACGGCTTTCTGACGGCGAGATTCCTTACGGCGCTTGTCCCACTGCCTCAGAGCATTTTTGGTAATCCACTGGCCTGTTTTAACCATGATGTATGCCCAACCCAGAATGGCTAAACCGGTATTGAGATAAGTGGCGATGCTCATTTGTCGGCCCCCTCTGTATTTGCATGCCCGCGGATTTGTTCGATAAGCTCGCCGGCGTCGACCTCAAAGCGCGCCAGAGTTTTGCACCCGCCAACTTTGTCGCCTGAAATACGATAGCCAAAGTCGTCATTGCTGACGCAGAGAGACAGGCCGCCGCTCTGGTTATGAGATACCTCGATATAAACGTGATTAGGCTTTAGCATTTATCGGCCCCCTCGCGCAGCTGCTTGGCAAAAAGCTCAGCGCTTTCGGCTAACTTCAGCAAGGATGAATGGCCTTCCTTAAAGGCCCATTCCTCTCTTATGGCGCGCTGGTATGCTGCGAACTCCTCCACCCCACTAGCCTTAATCCCGGCTACGATGCGATCGGTGGCGGGGGTTTCGTTCAGCACCCCAACGATTAGCTTCTCCCATTTGTTGAAATACACCCCGCCTGGGCGTCCAGCCATTAACTGACGAAGCAGGTCACGCATATTCCAGTTCTCGGCGATTAACGGCCTCAGCCCCACATTCTCCTCCGCCAGCTGCTTAAACGCTTTAGCCAGCTTCAGGAACTTCTGCTCTCTGATTGACAGCTCGCCTGCGCTCTCCATGGAGGCGATGAGCTCGTTTACTGCCTGTAGTGTGATTGTCATGCTGATGTTCTCCCGTAAACAGCCAGTACCCGCTTCATCGCCGGGCTTTGCCGACACTCATTGAAAATCTGATTGGTGCTCTTTCTGCCTGAAATTTCTTCTTCAGTGGCCAACCGGTAATAAACCGTCCGCCACACCCGAGCTTCCGCTACTAGCACCCCCTGCTTTGCCAGGATATTTGCAGCCTGGTTGATGCAGGTATGCGTCATCCCGGAAGCCGCGGCGACATCTGGAGAGCTGCAGGTTTTATGCGTTTTCAGGTAGTTCAGAATTGCGTCTTTTCCTGTCATGACCGGCTCTCCCGATAGCTGTCCCAGGTAAACGAAATCGTGCATCCGCCGCCGTCGTTCATGCGGTCGATGACGCGCTCGCCGATAAACTGCGTCAGCTCATCCTTCGGCAGGTTGCTGATCAGGATCGTCGGCTTCAGTCGCTCGTAGCGGGTGTTGATGATTTCAAACATGATCATCTTCTCGGCTTCACTGCCAAACTGCACACCAACCTCATCGACAATGAGAAGGTCTGGCTTCGTGAAGTAGCGGATCACCTCATCCTCAGTGCGCGTGGCTGTTTTTGACCAGGTCGATTTAAACTCCCGGGCAATCTTCAGCGCCGTCGTGAAAATGACTGAGCTTTGGTGGTGCTCAATCACATGACGGGCAATGGCCAGCGCAAGGTGGTTTTTACCGGTACCAGGCTTGCCACACATAACCAACCCACCGCCATGCTGGAGGCGATCAGTCCATTTCGATGCGTAGGCCTGGCAGACCCGTAGTGCTCGCTCAGAATCCTTCCCAACAGGCTTGTAGCTGTCCAGAGTGCACGTGGAGAATCGCTCTGGTATGTCCAGCTGGCGAAGCAGCCTTTCTGCAGTTTGCTGGCGAACTCGCTTATCCCAGCGAACCTTTTCATCCCTCAGAAAATTCAGTTCGTCTTCCAGGCAGCCCGGGCAGCGTGTCGGCGGTGATGGCAGATTGATGATGCTGCTGGTCAGGATCCGCTTTCGCTGCTCATACTCGCCATGCTTTTCGCAACAGACGCGCTCGATAACCACCTCGCAATTCGGAATGTCTTCCGGTGGCTTACTCAGCTGATCAAGCATCCGCTCAATGGCAGTGATTTTTTCTTCCAGTTCCATGATCAGTCCCTCGCCCATGATGGGATTTCAGTCTGCCCGTAATCCTTCCCTGCGAAATTTTCGGCAACTCGCACCTGTTGACTTGGTTGAGGCTTGGCACTATTTGGCTCAAACAGGCCTTGCCAGCCATTGGCGATGCTGCGGTTGATAATTTCTTCGGGCGAGTAACCGTTCAGTATGCAGCGGTCCAGCAGGTTGATAGCCTGGGTGACCGTCTGCTGAGACTTGATCGGCTTTTTCAGGTCGCGACGATATGCCACCCATGACGACCAGATTTCTGCAGAAAGCCAGTCAGGCAACTGAACAGCTAACGCATCGAACGAAACCGCCCGGGGGGATTTAGGGGGGTTATTAATATTGTCTTTATTGTCTTTTGTATGTTTGTCTTTTGTGTTTACCTGATTCGGGTAATAGGCGTTACCTGATTCGGGTAAAATTTTCTTACCTGATTCGGGTAATGTTACCTTTTTCAGGTAAGGTTTCTTTTCTGTACCTTTTACGGGTAAAGATGACCATTCGCTGACCGTTTTATTAATCCCGATAACACGACCGGTTTGAGTTAATATCCCCCGCTTAACCAGGACGCTTTTTGCAGCTGAGCACTTATGCGGGAGAATGCCGGTCAGCTCCGAGAGCTGCTCGTTACTGACCCAGTCAGATTTCTTGTTGAAGCCGTATGTTTTGCGCATGACAGCCATGAACACCAAAAGCTGATGCTGCGACAAACCCGCACGCATGACAGCTTCAAGGAGTTCATTGGCGATGCGCGTAAACCCATCGTCGAGATCTGCCACGCGCAGCTCCTGTAGTGCCACGACAGGCACAGGGAAATTGATTACTTCGGCAGTATTTGCCATAATTACTCCTGTGAATTGATCCAGTTAATTCGCGTAGAAAGCCGTTAGTGTTCCCGCACTGCGGCTTTCGCCTTTTACGCTCTTCATCAGTCCCACCCAAGCGGACCCGGGCGGCACCGCTCCGCACGCAAACCGATATCCGCCAGCGTTTCTACTGACTGCAGGTAGTGGCGGGAAACTACCACCGCCTCCGGCGGAACAACCTGCAGACCAAGCACTGACAGCTCTTTTGCTATGTCAGCGAAATGCCCTTCCCCCTTTCTGCGGCTGACTGTTGATTCACTGATACCCAATATCTCCGCGTAAGCCTTCTGTCCGATGGATGAAAGGCGGTTGAGTAAAACCCCCTCCAGCTCAATCGGGTTGAGGATTGGCGGTTCTAAGTTGCGGGCTATTGCATTCTCCATCTGTGATACTTCCTCTGGTGTTGATTGAAAGGCCGCTGGTTAGGCGGCTTTAGGCTTGCTGACTTCCCGGATCTGAGCAGCGGTAAACTGGCCGCCAGAAGCGAGAGCGATCTTTTCTGCGTAGTTGGTTTCGTCGGTGTAATCCGTCCTCGGCAGGCTTCCGTTAGCAATCCATTTGTAAATTGCGCGCGGCGAGCAACCACAGGCTTCAGCTACGACAGGAACCCGAATCTTTTTGATGATTTCGCCAAGACTATTCGGTGCCATGTTTAACCCTCGATAATGAACTGTAAGTACATATTAAGTCGGAACTGATAGTTCACGCAAGTGATATTATGATTGAACATATGGTTCATGAAGAAAGAGCGCGAAAAGAATTCTCTCAGAGGCTAGCGCTGGCCTGCGATAAAGCTGGATTGATACCACATGGTCGACAGGCTGAGATCGCCAAGAGGATGAAGTTGACCCCTAAGGCCGTAAGCAAATGGTTTAATGGAGAGTCGATTCCAAGACGCGGAACGCTGAAAGCTCTGGCGTCTCACATTGGTACGTCAGCGTCGTATCTGCTCGGTGATGTCGATGAGGACGGAATCGATACAGAGGCAACCCCAATCCTGAAAGATGTCTTTCGTATTGACCTGTTGGATATAACGGTTAGCGCTGGGCCTGGGGTTATCAATCAGGAGTTCGTGGAGATCCTCCACTCGGTTGAGTATGCGCCAGCGGAAGCCCGGCACATGTTCGATGGGCGTAAGGCTGAGAACATCCGGATCATCAACGTCCGGGGTGACAGCATGTCCGGCACGATTGAGCCGGGTGATCTGCTGTTCGTCGACATCAGCGTTAAGAGCTTCGACGGCGACGGGATATACGCCTTCCTGTACGACGACACAGCCCACGTCAAGCGCCTGCAGAAGATGAAGGACAAGCTGCTGGTTATCTCAGACAACAAGAGCTATGCAGCCTGGGACCCGATTGAGAAAGACGAGATGAATCGGGTTTTCGTGTTCGGCAAGGTGATCGGCAGCATGCCGCAGACGTACAGGAAGCACGGTTGATTTGTAGAGGATGTTAATCGCTATTACATCCTCTTGACTGTCAACCAAAAAAAGAACAACCAGACAGCGTTGGTTAAAGATATTGCCAGCGCCACTGTTGAAAGCATTTCGGAAAATGTAAATACATCTGGCATAGGAAGACCTCATGACATATAGCGACTGCGTTGCAACAATTGCCATGATTGTAGCCGCCATTGCAGTTCCTGCAACTGGTTATATAAGCTACTACTTTGCCATAAAAGGTGAAAAAAGAAAGGAGTGGAATCAGGTATCAATACCGATTAGAGAGAAATTGATAAGCCATATTGATGATATGCGTAGAGGAGAATTCTCTCATCCTCAAGTAAAACGAATTGATATATTGAGGTTTTCTGACATTAGGAAAAAAATTGATAACAGTGATCTTATGAGTGCATTTGATGAGTTCGAAAGCTCACACAGAGGGGAAGAGGTTCTGATAAAAACCAATAAATATACTTATATCGCAGGAGACTTATCAAAGCCGATACGCGCTTCAGAAAAGCTGCTCTCCCTTATAACAAGAAAATAAACCATATTAATCATAGTTTAAGGAATCACTCTTCCCGCAGCATCAGCACGTCCAGTGCCAGCTCCACAGCCAAACAACCCATACCAAAAACAAAACATAAAATAAATATACTTAAAGTTCATTGACTTACATTGAAATGAACTATTGCCAAATCAAAAATGTACTTTTGGTACTTTACATTGATGAACCATTAGTACATTATCATCTCATCCAAACAACAACGTTGGCGCCGGAAATAGGTAACAACGCTCCGTTAGCCGCGATAAGGCAAAGGTGAAGAGATGATCCGCGAAGAAGACAAGCCTGCATGGCGTAATTTTTGGTTAAAGGTCGTTCCGTTTTTGGTTGCAGTCCTCGTAGTTAGCATTCAGTGCTGGGGTGGAAAATGAGCAAACAAGGCATTCGTTCACTGATTTACTGCCTGCTGATCTGCGGCGTTATCTGGACAGCGTTGATTATCAAAATTCTGCACGCTACGGGGGTGTTCAATGGCTAACTCAATTCCTAACAACGGACGCGCCGTGATGATGCGCAATCGCCGCACCGGTGCCGCCTGGCTGGTCAGCTTCGACTATCGCGACGGCAGCTACTGGCATGAGCCGCAGGGAAATCTGCGCCACATCCGCCGGCCATACGCTTCACGCAGTATCGAACCGAACCTGGTTCCAGCCGGGACGCATTAACCGCGTA